GTTGGTCATAAACAGTAGTGCACCTTGGACTGGTGCCGGAAGGTGAATTCCGGACTACGGGAGCCCATACCGCTTGTCTATATCATTTCAACAAGCACACCAAAATACTTGGTGGGAGCTGGTCTATCATTTCTCCAGCACTGGCCCGAGCGGGCCAGGTTTGCCTCAAAATGAGGCTGGCGCCTAAGCGCCTGACGACTCGAGATAGGTTGTGATCTCATTGCGCAATTTAACTCGCGCACTGTCAGAACAATCACAAACACCCGCCTCGTCAATGAGGTTGTCCATGTGAGTAGTGGAGAGAACACTACTCTTGCGTGGAGTTGAATTAATCAACTTGATGAAGTCCTCATCTTCATCTAAGAGCTTGCCGATGTACATTATCGGCCAACTCTCTATCCTCCTCTCTAAGTCCGCCTGGACTGCGAGGGAGAAGGGAGCAAATCCCGCGGCGCCGCGTGCCACTTCTTCTCTCATGCTCTCATCGACTTCCACCCGCTTAAGTCGAGGGTCAACAAAGGTCTGGCTCCAAAAGGACTGTAAATAGGAGTCCATTCCTTTGAAATCGGAGATGCCCGAAGTCTCCTTCCAAATGCGGTTGACAAGCGCACTCAGTATTGGGTGTCCCGGGGACTGGTGGTAGAGACTGTGAGCCATATTCCGGAGAATCGCTAGCTGCTTGCTGCGCCTGAGCAAGTGTCCCTTTTTGACAAACAAAGTGCTGCCCAATGCTTTGCCAATCGGCAGGTATGCCTTACCCGCCACCACCCTTTTACGGAGAAAATCGCAATCTCCGTCCTGAGTGCCCTTCAGCTCACTCGAAAAGCCCAAGCCCAAACCAGTGATGATGTCTGTATCAGGGATATCAACAGGAACTAGTCCGTCATCCCCTTCAGCCAACATCTTGGTGAAAGCTAAGCCCTTCTTATGAGCACAAAAGGCCATTACCGTTACGTTCACGATGCCATTGCCAAAAGATGTCCAGAAATCGCCGCTGCATCTCGTACCTATGTAGAAGTCGCCCCACCGAGTGGTGAGTATCCTTCCTTTAAGAGTAAACTTAAGATAGCTGGCTTTCAAATTGGTCCATCCGAAGCGATCGCACAATCGCACTATAACATACGATTCGACCAGGCGTATGTACTGATCAATGGAGGACTCGAAAGCGCTGTAATCTGAAACAGAATATGGCTCATCGGTATGCCCCATGATCTTATCAAATGTCTCCTGAGGAGTCATTGATTTCACCTGGTACTGCGAAAATGGCGAAAGATTCCACATGTGAATTAAGACGAGAACGGGGCAACACAACATCAACATCAACATTGACATCGTCATTATTCCCCTTGGACGCGGCTTGCCTTCCTTGGTGTTATGCTCAAACTTGACGAAGAAGCCGTTCCGTCGGAACTTCTTCTCCTCCTTAGCCGACATGTCACCAGAGCAAAACCGATAATAGTCCTCAATCGTCTTATCGATCCACTTCTGTGATCTCTTCCCTTTGTAGTGTTCACGGAAAGTCACGACAACATCTGGTTCCTCGCCGGGGTGCTCAACTTGATCGATAAAAATATCAAGGAACGACAGCGCGAACTCTAGGTACTCGTAGACATTTGCCAAAGCACGTGTCGAGAGGTCTTTCGACATTGCCCTACCACAGAAAGCGGCTAGAGTATTTACAGAATTGGTCACTGAGAACAACCCTGGACCAACTCGGCCTTTATCTGTATGCAGGCAACCAATAGGGTAAACGCCGATAGTGGCATCCCCTGTCGATTCCTCAAGCTTATATTTTAAAACGTGGTTCGGTTTATCCATGAAATGCTTCCCACGGCCGATCATACCTGACAGCTGGTTTGATGCGACTGTGTCCAGATTGGGAACGTAAGAGGTCAGCCCTGGTGCCGCGATCGGCTTCCACCCAATATCGGGGACCTCCTTGTGGCCTCTCGCGAGGCCAGCGGCGTATAACTTCAGGAGCATAGCTGTGTCTGTCATAACTCCGCTCGCGGCTGGCGTGTTCAGCTCCCTAAACCTACTCATGGACGACAAGGCGGATAATTGATCGAGCCCCATAAGAGCCAGATTCTCCATCTCATTAGCCACAGTGATATACAAGGGTTCTGAAACGACCAGTCTCGCCATCCCATACCCAGACAACACGATACACTTATTAGTGCACCATGTGAGAGGATTAAAGATAGCAAACCACGGGCGGGTAACCAACTGAAAACCAACGCTAACGCGGAGAAAAGAGTCTTGGTGGACTATCTTCTCCCTGCGATTTGGAATGGTCCTCACGTCAGAATTGTTTGGCAATGACACTCTGCCACAAGCGACTGTTGTCTCTTCCCATTCAATGATGGTATACAACACTCGATTT